AAATTCTTGCGAAATGCTTGGGTTCATCTCCCACGTTGGGAGATTCACTGCTTGCATGAAAGGGAAACGGCCTGAGCTTGCTTCTTTGAAATGTTGATAGAAGATGCCGTCCGTCAACCATGGAGAGGAGAGTTCAAGGATGCGCCCTTTCCCTCCGAACTGAGCAATGGCGGGAGAAAGTGCGTCATAAATGCCACGACCTCCGCTATTGGCATCGCCTTCGTTGGCAAAAGCTAGCTCGTCAAATACTGCGCCTGCACAAGCAAGGCCACGAGCAGCTCTTCCTGAAGTGGGAATAGCCTTAAACACGCAATTGTTGCTTAGTTCAATGATGTCGGCGGTTTCGCGGACAATCTCTTGAGCGAAGGGGCTATCAAGAATGAGCTGGCGAATGTTGTTGAGAGCAATTCGCGCCTGGTCTTGGCTGTTGGCGACGGTCACGATGTACCATTTTTCGCCTTTTCTCACCTTTCGCCTATAGGCTTCTTCCAAGACGAAGCACATATAAACGCAAGCAACTGCTGCCATGACAGTCTTCCCTGATCGTCGCCCAAGTGCCCACACTGCATGGCTCTTATCGGGCTGGAAGAACGCATCAAGAATTTGCGCCTGTCTTGGATAGAGATCAAGTTTGAGCGCGTGCTTGGAAAAATCTGAGCATTTAAGCATGGCGCAAGTCTACAAGAGAATGCAATTCACAGGAAGGCACAAAATATGCAGGCCTTCCTCCTGCAGGGTCTTTCTTCCATTGTTCTTTCATTGCGTCTTCGCTCTTCATCCATCCATGGAGAAGAGTTGTTTTGTTTTGGATTGTAACTAACACTAGTATTTTCCCAGGCCTTTCGTCTAGTTGGCAAATGAGATCGTAGCTATGACGCGAGCGTGTCTTAATGTCAATATTGGGAGGAAGATCGGAAGATCCCCGTTTTGCCTCCGTTTCTTGGTAGAGAAACTCCCGTAGCTGGAGATAATCCGCCACGGCAAGCTCGCCTGCAGCGCCAAGCTTGTGGAAGAACAATGCCCTGTCACCACTGGCTGGCCCTCCATTGCGCCCCTTCAAGCCTTTTCGCTCATTAACGCGCTGCCTGCGGAGGGCTTCTGCACGAACAAGCGCTTTGTCTTCTTCGCTGAAGGTGAAAACAAGCGGAGAGCTGGCCATAGTGTGCATGAGCTACGTGCCAATGTAGCCAGCTTCTAGAATAAAAGCAACACATTATGGCCATAAAGGAAGCTTATGGAAGGCGAAGCAATTGATCTTGGTCACGCCAGCAGCGATGGACTAAGGGCGGATGGTCTCCAGAATGTGCTCATTGGCATGGGCACAGGTCGTGACAAAAGCCAATACACTAAAACTACTGCCACTGTCTTCCTGGCTCAAGAAGAGCTAGAAAATCTTTATGGTGAATGGCTTCCTCGTCGTATTGTTGACATTTATGCTGATCAAGCCACTCGAAAAGGCTTCAAAGTATTGTTTGGCGGAGAGGGCGTCAGAGCCGAAGAAGTGCAGGGAATTGAGCAAGTAATTGAAGACCTCTACATCCTTGAACATCTCAACCTCGCAGCGAAAAACTCCCGCCTATATGGGGGTGCTTGTCTACTTCTCTTTATTGATGATGGTCGTCCCGCTCACATGCCTGTCGATAAACGTAATATACGTCGTATCGAAGACATTGAATGTCTTGATCGTTGGCAAATTGCACCAGTCATTAACGAAGAAAACCTCTACGACTATTCAAAAGCCACTTATTATCAGATCATCTCTGGAGATTTAATTAACCAGCCACAGCTCACTTACATCCATAGGGATAGGATTTTGCGTTTTGACGGGGATTGGCTGCCCTATCGCATTAGACAAAGGAACTATGGCTGGGGTATGAGCAGCTTGCAGACTGTCTATGACAGCTTCAAGCATTATTGGACTGGTTTAAATTCAGCAGCAACGCTTCTCACGGAGTTTGACATCTTTGTGCATAAAGTGAGGGGACTTGCGGCAATGCTTGCGGCTGGGAAGGAGAGTTCCATTCGTGATCGTTTGCAAGTGAATGATATGAGCAAGAGCGTTTATCGCGGCTATGCGATTGATGCGGAGAAAGAAGAGCTTGAATTTATTAGCCGCAACTTTGGTGGCATTGGAGAAATCTTAGAGAAGCTGCGCGTTGATATTATTGGCGCCAGCAAGATTCCTCATACTGTTTTGTTTGGTGAAAGTCCCGGCGGACTTGGCTCCACTGGCCGTAGCGAAGAGCGTGATTTCGCAAAGACGCTAGCTGATTATCAAAGCGTTCATTTCAAGCGGCCCATGAAGAAGCTGCTTGAATACATCATGCTGAGCAAGGAAGGCCCCACAAAAGGAGAATTGCCTGAGTCGTGGCGCATTGCTTTTAATCCATTGTTCGAGCTTAATGAGCGCGAGATGGCGGACGTAAGGGCGCGTGTAGCGGCTGTAGATGGCCGCTACATCCAGCTAGGAGTATTGAGTCCTAAGGAAGTGGCAGACGCCCGCTACGGCGGTTCTGAATGGAGCATGGAACTTACGCTCGATCCCAGTGTCGTCCGAGAATTGCCCACTCAAGGAGGGGGTGGTTCCACCCAGAAAGGGGGTGGCCTGGCAGTGCCTCCTGGTGGGCGTGATCCATTGGACGAAGAAAATGGCACGCTTCCCATGGACGGAAGCAGGGAAGTAGAAGACAGCAGGGAAGATTCGGCTGGTCTTTATCTGTCGGGCGATCTTGAGCACAAGCGCGAAGAGAAGGAAGATGCTGAGTTCAAGGACAAGGAGCTGCATCAACAGGCCATTGCAGCAGCAAAAGCAAAATTCAAGGTGTGGCCAAGTGCAGTTGCTGGGGCTTATGTCACGCAAAAATACAAGGCTCTTTACAAGCGCAAGTATGGTTCAATGGAGGGAGCATTCAAGGGCAAGAAAGAAACTGCTGAATATTTCAAGAAACAAGATGCAATGGAGCCAATGAAAGTGGAAGGCCTTGTGCTTTCTGACGTGGACGAGGCTTCGCTAATTAGTCAAGAAGACATTGATGCTGCAATGAACCAATGGAAGGAGGAAGCGCCAGAGCGTTTCAAGGATATTCTGGAGGCTGAAGATGCAAGGCCTGAATGATTTATCAACGTTCGCTGCCGTTCTTGAACAGCGCCTTGACCAATCCTCATGGCGCTACGACCCCCTTGCTGGCCGTTATCGCGGAAGCAATGGACGTTTCCTCAGTCAGTCTGCCGTGGAAGCTTTGGTGGATGGTCGAGCTAACAAGCTTGGCACTTTGCTACGTCGTCTTACAGACATGCTTGGCCGCGGCGATATTACGTTGGTTCAATGGCAGCAAAGCGTAAGGGAAGCCCTTAAGCTTGCCCATACGCAAGCTGCAATTATTGGCAATGGCGGACGGGATAATATACAGGCTTCAGACTGGGGCCGCATTGGTCAAAGGCTTCGTGCGGAATACCGTTACTTGGAGGGTTTTGCTCGCGATCTTTTGGCTGGGAGCGTTTCTACTCCCATGGCTCTTAGTAGGATCAGCATGTACGCTCAAGCTGTGCGCGGCTCTTATTGGGAAGGAACTACAATTCGCCAAGAAAAGCAAGGCTACAGCCTGATGCGGCGCATCCTCGATCCTCAAGCGAAACATTGTGACGATTGCGTGCGCTTTGCAGCACGAGGCACTGTCTCCATTGGAAGTCTTCCCATGCCAGGACAACGTTGCGCTTGTTTGAGCAATTGCAAATGCAGAGTACAGTATCTGCGTCAGCAAGCCCCTGTTGTACCTGTTTGATTTCGAGGATTAGTATTGGGCAAGCTTATTTTGTCCTATGGCGAAAATTTTGTACTGTGGAGATTGTGGAGTACAAACGGGGTTTGGTCGCGTAGCAGAATACCTAATCCCCGCGCTGGCGGAGGAGCACGAAGTGCATGTGCTTGCAGTGAACTGGCACGGCGATCCCTCGCCTATGCAAGAGCATTGCAAGATGTACCCAGCGATGCCGCACGGCTCCGATCCGTTTGGCTCCCATCGCATTGCCGATATCATCAACAGGGTGAAGCCTGACCTTGTGTGGGTGACGAACGACATTTGGATTGCTTTGAATTTATGGGAAAAAGCAAAGCCTCTGAAGGAAAGCATTGGTTTTAAATGGTTCGTTTACACTCCCATTGACTCTTACGGCTTGTT